CACAAGAACTCGCCGGTGAAGCGCACGTTCTCAGCGTCGAAGCCCTCGAACGTGGTGACGAACAGCGCTTGTGCTACGCTCTGCTCCAAGTCGCCGATCGTGTCCATCAGCGCATCGGGCGCGACGTCAAGGATCGCCGCGACATATGCGCCCCACTCGTCGCCCTGCGGGTTGAGACTCGCGGCGCGGAAGCCAGCGCGGAAACGGATTGTCGGGTTACGCAAAACGCGCAACTCCACCCCCTGAAGTTGCGCGTCAAGCGTCCCTAAATCGAGCGGCGCATAAACGGGCCGGTCAAGTTTCGGGATGTCTGCCATAGGCTAAGCGTCGGGATGCGCGCTCGTGCTCGTGCGCCCGATGTAGAACCCGCCGAGCGAGTTTGTATACGCGCCGTTGGTCGTGCTTGTGTCAAGCCGCGGCTTCCAAGTGATGCTCACGATGCTGTTGCCGTCGCGGTCCTCGGTGAATACCGGCGCGACGCTGACAGGATCGAAGGGCCCCTTGATCGTGAAGCTGTTCGACGTGCTGGCCGTGCCGACAATCTGGAGCGCCTTGATGGCGCCCGGCGTGAGGTTGGCCGTGACGTAGGCCCGGCTGGTCGCGTTCACTTCGAGTTGAGTCGTCAGCGTGATATCGGGCGTGTCGTATCCCTGAGCCGTGGGCGACAGTGAACCATCCTGAAACTTCTTCAGGTGGATGAGATTCGAGACCGCGAGAGTCCAGCCGATCAGCGTGCCGGTTGAAGCCGTGGGCGTGTAGCCGCTTGTCACGCCTGCCGTGTCCGAGTAGAACACGACCTTTCCGCTGGGGATTGTGGTCGGCGTGCGGACGGTCGTCAGCGACGTGACCGTGGTGCTGGCGACTGCGCAGGCTTCCCAGTTGCTAGAGAACGTCACCACCTGATCGACGCCGCTATTGGCCGCGACCTGAAAGCCGGTGATGATGCAGCCGTTGGCCTCGTAACAATTCGTGTCGCTGCCGTCGTAGAACTCCAACGTTCGCGGAGTGACGCCTGTGCTCGTGGACACAAGCGGGAACGCGCCCGAGAACGTGTAGATGCCGCCAGCCGATGCGCCCGATGTGCCGGCCACGAGTCCAGAGTCGATCAGGATCGGGCCGTCTTCAATCGAGAGGTCGCCACTGATCGTGATCTTCGCGCCGTCGGATGTCTGCTGAAACAGGTCAGACGGATTGAGATTGCCGGTCAGATACTTCTTGCGCCGGACACGCTCGCCCCACTCAATCGAGGCGGCATCGATGCCGGCCAGAATCGCGGTTGCGGCGGACGCGGATGTTAGCGCGGTCTCACGCTTGGAGTGGACGCGGCGAGTGTTGAATGCTGGCATCTGTCACCTCTTTCGTTTTAGTGTCTCATTGCTGAATCTTGAACGGCACGCGGCAGAACCATGCGAGCGTTTGGGAGTCTCCCCAGTTCGTCGCCACTATCTGCCCAGACTGATCGCCAATCGCCGACGCGATGACGCCCAGCGAACCCGCCGAATTGCTGCGCGAGTCCAGACGAACGGCGGCGACAAACAGCGCCCCGAGCCCATCCAGCGCGGCATAGTCACGCGGCAGGTCTTTGCGCGCGACGTGAATCTCTGTCACGGCAACCCACATGAGATCGTCGCTACCGACTAGCCCCGCGTGTTCCTCATATGTTTCGAGCCGAGACAGGGCAGCAGGGAACACAGCGATATTGTCCGGGATTGTGTCCGGCGCGGTGTTGATGCCTGTCACCGTGGCGGCGATGGCCTGCAAGCGGGATACGACGGCTTCCGGTGTCACTGTGTCACCTTGTCAATCTCAGCCGTGAGAATGTCGTCAATCATGTGGATGCGTTGCGCGTAGTCCACCGCAGGGCGCAGGAAGGGATATGCCGGCTGATTGACGTTGCGCTCGAATGAGCCTACTGCGACCTCACGCGGCGCGATTGACCGCCCCCATGCTTGCCTGATCGTGCGGTTGTGGGCCTTCACCGTCTCGGTCCCGCTGAACCCCATTTCGACGCGGGGCGCATATTCAACGTCTGTGCCGACGACAACGCTAAGACCACCCGCGCCCAGTTCGACGGCCTCCGGCCGCTTCCTGTAATTCAGGGAAGCGCGTAGCCGCCCCGTCCGCACGATTGGCCCGGGCCGTCCGTCCGCGTTTTGCGTGGCCTGATTGGCGATGTTGATCCCGATCTTCATCAGAGCTTTGCTAATCGCCCCCGGGATGTCCTTGCCTTCGGGGAAGTCCAGCGAACCGGACGGCGTAACCGTGATATCGATCACGGCTTGACCATCCTCCGCATCGGGTAGTCCAGCAAGGCCCGAACGTCCGCATCCAGTCCTTCGAGGACGGACACCTGCCCCAGCGCGCCCGTGCCAGTGACGCCGAACGGCGCGTCCTTGCGTTTGTAGATGCGCGCCGCCTGAATCTCGCACGCCTCGCGGACCTGCTCCAGCCATGTGCATGACGCGGGAACGCCGAACGTGCCGACGACCTGCACGGACTTGGGGATGTCCGGGTAAAAGCGCTGCGTGCCATACGGCGCGATGCGCAGGCCCATGATCGGGATCACTTTCGCCGTGGTGTTGTCGGGCAGCGTGTCGTAATCCGTGCTTGCCAGCGTCGTGCCGTAGGCCCTGCTGCCGGTGTCGATCTTGACCGAGGTGATGCTGGCGATGTCGTCCGTGATCGTGAGTAGCGCCGTGGTCGGCGTGTAGTAGCGGGTTTCTGAGGATGTGGTGTAGAAGATCCGCCCACAATAGGCGTCAATCCAGCGCGATACGGCTTCGATGATGTCCTCGGCCATTGAATCGTTCGTCGTGAACGTTACGCCCTCAGGCAGAAGTTTCGCCTTGAGTTGTGCAAGCGTGCAGTAGCCATTAACCACGGCCATGTGTTACCCCCTGCGCTTGCCCTTCGCCTTGTGCGGGGCGTGAATCATCTTGTCAGCGGGCGGCGCGTCGATGGCCTCGGTCTCAATCTCATCGAGACGCGCATCGAGCACGTCCTCAGCGGGCGGGTCGTAGCGCTCCCAGCACGCGGGCCACGAGTCAAGCAGCCGATTGGCGACGATGGGCAGAAACGTCACAACATCCCCCGCCCTCGCGGATATGTCGCCCTGGTTGAAGTCACGCAGACACAAGAGATTCATGGTTCACCCCGTTTAGCCCGTTCGCGCCCACAAACGCGGCGGGATTGATCGGCGCGCCGTTCGCGTCAACTCCGAAACGTTCGACTAGCTGGTTGGCGCGTAGCCACTCATGATGCGATTCCCAGCCAGTCGGGATCACGCTGTAATGCCCGGTCTTCACCTTCGACGTGCTGCCGATCCTGAACCCGGCGGCGAACGCGTCCTCTGAGAACGCCACGTCCTCGCTCTTGCGGTGTTCGTCAGCCTTCGCCCGTTTCGGATAGTAGAACCAATCCGGGCCGGGTAGCGTCTCAAACACCTTGCGCCGCATCAGGCAGAAGTGCAAGCCCACAGCGTCCACGGGCAGGGTCGTCTCTTGCAGGACTGCGACATTCTTGTAGTTGCCGTCCGGTTGGCGTTGCATCCAGATCGCTTCTGGAGGCCAACCGCGCCGAACGTAGAAGGCCGAGAGAATGTCGTACTGCCAGCCCTCTTCGAGATCGCGCAACTGGCTCAGCGTGTCACCCTGAATCTGTGCGTCAGAGTCCACGAACAGAATCGAGTCACACGCTGAAGCCAAGAAGCGGTCCACGAGTTCATTCGCTGACCAGTGAGCAGGACGACCGGAACAGATCGAATAGGCATCGCCGCGTCGTATGCCTGTCGCTAGGAGAAGATCAAAGTGCTCCGTGAATTGCGAGTCTGTGACCTTCTCCCGCCGACTGGCGATAAACACCCTGCCCCATCCGTTACCTGTTCCGGTCATCGTCATCCTTCCCTAGATGGGATTCAGAACGTAGTAGAGAACGGCGGTGTAGTCGACCGTCGTCGCCGCATAGTTCGTGGCGCTTGCGTAGTTCACGCCGATCTTGTCACCAGCCGCGAACGTCAGCACGCCGGGCCGCACCGTTGTGTAGCCCACGTTGGACGAACCCGCCGCCGTGGTCAGCGTCGTGAGCAGGCTTGACGCCTGCGCATACGCCGTCCCGCCGTTGTGGACGTTGAACGCAATCGTCGCCGTTGTGACGTTCGCGTTCGCAGAGACGGACAGAGCAACCACGCTGCCTGCGTAGGGCATCGCAATGCCCGTGTTAACAGCCGCGTCTGCCGCAAAGCTGTTTGTCGAGCTTGCGCTCGTGTCGGGGTTCGCTTTGATGAACACCAGCGAGCAGACCTGCCCGAACTTCGGATCGAAGTAATCAGCCATTGAAGCCCTCCTTTAGGCGTAGGTGATGCCGAACGCGCCGGCCGTGTGGGTCGCAGTCGCGCGCGTGCCCTGAGCGGCCACAGCGATGCGGAAGCTCGTCACCAGAACCACGCTGCGCTTCTGCACATCGCGGAAGACTTCCATCTGCAACTGGCGGCGGAAGCCCGTCCGCCACATGTCGCGGTGAGCCACGACGATGGTGCCCTCGTCATTGTTCGCGCCGGTCGTGGAGAGCTTGCCGTCATCCTCAGCCAGCGAGATGCTGGAGGTCGGGATGACCGGGATGCCGCTGTAGCTGGCAAGCTGGCCGGTCAGAACCGTCGCGGCAGGCCCCGCCTTGTCATAGGTCACGACGTTCGTCAGGCCCAGCATGCTCAGCACATAGGTCTTCGGGTTCGTGAACAGAACCAACCGGCTCGGGTCGGTCGCGTACTTGCCGAGCTTCCCGATGGCCGTGCGCAGAAGCGCGTCGGTGAGCGTGGTGTTGATGTCCGCCGCCTGGTTCGTGTTGTCCACGATGATCAGATGGCGCAAACCGTTCTGGCCCGCCGTCAGGTAGTAGCTGTCATCGTCCGGGTCGGCGTCGTCCAAGTTGATGTTGCCGGTCGCCGCGTTGGTCGAGCAGGCGTTCATCATGAAGCGGTCCATCTGCTCCGCGCCTTCGCGGGCCAGCATCTCGCGCAATGTCGGCATGACGGCCACGACGCTATCCTCGTCCAGCGAGTAGCTGAAGTTGATCTCGCACACCTGCTCGGTCGCGGTCAGCGTGCTCTTGGCAGTCGCCGGGTCGGAGACGGTCGTGGCGGTGTTCTGCGTGCCCTTGCGCCAGGTGGGGACGCCCCAGCCGAGAGGCAGATCGAACGGGTCGGTCGGCATGGCAATCGTCGGGAAGGCCGACACGACGCGAGACGCGACGAACCAGTCATTCCACAGCGCCCCGGCCATGCCGGTGGGCACGTACTCGTCGCCAGTCCCCGCGCCGGTGGCGGTGAGGGCCTTGCTGGTGATGTCGCGGAGTTCCTTGCTCACGGGCTTGACGCCCTGCGTGCCAGTCGCCGCAGCCTTCGAGAGCAGCCAGTCCGCGAAGATCACATCATCGACTTTCGCGCCGGCGAACTTGCCGCGCTCCACGATGGCGGGTTGCTTCTCGTTGCCAGCGTTGATCGGGCCAACGGCCTCGCCCTTGCGGACGGCCTCGGCGGTGTTCGTCGCGCTCCACTGGTCAAGCGCCTTCGTGAAGGTGGCAACGAGAGCGTTCTCATCCAGCACCTTATCCCGCGAGCCGTCCGCGTTCTTGTTGTTCGCAATCACGTCGCGCAAATCGGCAACGGTCTTATTCAGTTCATCGAGTGTAGCCATTTCGGAGTTCCTTGAAAATGGACGCGAACGCTTCTAGCGTCTCGTCCGGCAGTGTTTCGATCTCTTTGACGGATTCGGTCACCGGTTCGGGATCGGGCTTGTCCAACTGAGAGAGCAACGAGAGCAGCGTGTCAACCGTCGCCCGTATTGCAGCCTCATTCTTGGCAGAGAGAACCCGGCCGCTCTTGTTCACCGCCCCATCGAAGGCCAGCCTCAGCGCGTCCGCGTTGGCGGGGATGGGCACGATCGAGAATTCCAGCAACTCCCATTTTGTGTATGTCCGGCTGGCGTCGGTTGTTTTCTTGCCGTTCTCAGACTCCAATGGGATAAACCCGATAGACACCGTATTGAGATAGCCGCCCTTGCAGAGCTTGTAGACAATATCGGCATACTCGTATTCATCCTTAGTGGGGAATTCTACGGAGGCTATCGTCTTCCCGCTTTCACGCCGGAGCGACTTGGTTTTGCCCACTGGGAGAGACTGATAATCGTGTGCC